AAGGAACTGTGGGTGGATGTGCTAGTGTTCCAAATTCTAGACAAGAAGATTAAATGACAATTAAGAAAGCCAACAACTTTATAGAAGATTCAAACCGACAACCGCCCACAGATAATGCCAAGCAAGACCACATGGCTATTGCTGGTGTTGCCGGTGTCAAGATATCTACAGGCTTTGTTCACGACGAGTTCATTACTAAACTGGTTGGGGAAAGGGGCAGGCGAATCTACAGAGAGATGCGGGATAATGACGCTACTGTAGGAGCTATCCTGTTTGCCGTAGAGATGTTACTAAGAGCTGCTAAGTGGAGAGTAGAGCCAAAAGAAGATGCCGAGATAGAAGATGCAGACACTAGTAATGAAGAGAAAGTGGTTGATGTATCTGCTGGTATAAAAGATCACGATTCGGCTGTAGCATTTGTTGAGGGTGTATTATTCAATGATATGTCCCATACCTGGGATGACTTTGTGGCCAATATCCTGACCATGCTCCCTTATGGCTGGCAATGGACAGAGGTATGTTACAAGAGACGAAACGGCATAACAAATGATCAAAAAACAACATCTCTGTTTGATGATGGATTAATAGGTATATACAAGCTGGCTGACCGCTCCCAAGAAACACTTGATAGATGGGACATGGATGAATCCGGCTGTGTATTCGGAATGTGGCAAGAAGGGCCGAATGGTGGTAATCTTCGCTATATCCCAATGGAAAAGAGCCTGCACTTCAGACCACACCCTTTTAAAGATTCTCCTGAAGGCCGCTCTGTTCTGCGTGCTGCTTATCGCTCTTGGTACTTCCTGAAGAACATCCAGGAAATTGAGGCGATTGCTATAGAAAGAGAATTGAATGGTCTTCCTGTAGTTTATATCCCCTCTGCTATTCTTAATGGTACTTCTACAGAAGCCAAGGCAGCTGTAGAGACATATAAGAAGATGGTCAGAGATGTTAAATTCAATGAGCAAGGTGGGATTGTCCTGCCCTCTGACCCTTTCTATAATAGTGAGGGTGATCCCGGAACTATAAGACAGGTTGAGTTTGCTCTGGTAAATGCCAATGGAACAAGGGCTGTTGATACTGATAAGGTAATTAAGCGCTATCAAGGAGATATAGCTAGAACCATTCTCGCTCAGTTTATCCTAATGAGCCAATCAGGAAGTAAGGGTGGATATGCTCAATCAGAAAACGAAACAGATATTTTCCTAAGGGCTGCAGAAGGGTGGCTTGAGTCAATAGCAGCAACAATCAACAGACAACTTATCCCTAAACTCTGGCAATTGAATGGATTAGATCAAGAGTATATGCCACATGTAGTTCCTGGCCAACTCAAGCCGGAGAATTTAGGCATACTTGGTGATTTTATCCAAAAACTATCTGGTGCTGGATTAATGTTCACTGATATTGATACAGAGAATCATTTGAGAGAGCTGGCTGGACTGCCTGCTGTAAGTGAAGAGACAAGGGATGAAATAAACTTTGACGACGAGCCAATTAACCCTGACCTGACTAAACCAATTAACGCCAAACTAAACACTGGGTTGATTGAGGAAGAAGAATAGATGACTACAAAACTGCTCAAACTTCTGCTCAGTGTATTAATATTGGTTGGTGAGCTTGATGCAGGAAAGAGTTATACGAGTCGAGACATTGTAGAAGCAGCAGAAAGTTATTGTAAAGAATTTCTTGAGAAAGAGTAATATGGCCATTTCCCCCTTTATCATAGAAGCAAATAAATATGAGCCAAAGATGCGCTCTGCTTTGATAAAGGCATTTAATGAATTGCGTACTCAGGAATCAAGAGCAGCTATTGTAAGGGCACTACAGGAAGGCGGTGTTGATGCTGTAATGAGGCTATTTGAGAATATAGAACCAAAGATTGCCGCTCAACTCTCTCCTGTAATAGATCAGGCATTAGGTGCTGGGGCTTCTCTTCCATCAACCATGATACCTGCAGCCGCTTTCTTGAATAAAGATGTAACTGTTAGTTTGTACAATCAGGCTACAGTTGCTTTTCTGGAAAGGTACAAACTGGATTTGATTCAACAGATAGGGAGAAATACCCGGGAAGCAGTTCGAACTTCTTTAATAGCCGATCAGATAGCCGGGATTAACCCTGTAGAGACTGCCAGGAATTTCCGTAATACACTCGGCCTCACAGTAAAACAGGAACAATCAGTAAGGAACTATAGGTCATACCTCGAACAGCTCGACAAGCAAGCATTACAGCGACAATTGAGAGATAAGCGGCATGACTCTATTATCAGTAGGGCTATTGCTGACCAAAAACCTCTTTCTCCTGAGCAGATCGAGAAGATGACCAACCGTTACAGGGAAAGATATATCAAGTATCGGGCCGAGACTATTGCCAGGACAGAAGCATTAAGGGCTGTATCAATAGGTAATAGAGCTGCACTTGATCAGATGATTAATAATGCCGATGTGGATACAGAGAAGTTGAGAAGGTTCTGGCATTATACCGGGGATAGTCGGACCAGACAGGCACACAGAGAGATTCCTGGTATGAATCCTGATGGAAGGAAATTGGATGAGCCTTTTCAAACACCGCTTGGCCCGTTGATGTTTCCGCGTGATCCGAATGGGACTGCTGAGAATACCATTAAGTGTCGGTGCGTCGAGTTTTACAGATTGATATTAGATAATGGGAAGTTGAAAGGTCCGAAGCCTACTGATGAGAAGCCGAAAGTCACTGTGACAGATGCTGCTCAAGAAATTAAACCTTCACAACTATTGCCTACGACTAAAAGCGAAGTCCCTATTGATAAACTGTTGAATTTGGATTTTGTTAAAAATGAAGCGGCAGGTGTTCATCAATTTAATGAAGAGATGGGTGGAAGTAATGCAGCATATTTTATTGCGAAAGAAAAAGGGTTTACTAAATTACCAAGTGTTGTAAATGCGGATGAATATAAAAAACTTATTGAAGAAGGTAAAAACCCAGAGATGTTTCGTGGGTTTTATGGAAACAATGTAAAGTCTGCTACTGATCAAATAAAGCAATATAAGGAAGGGGATTTTTATATTGGTAAGGGAGTATATGGAAGAGGTAGTTATTTTGGTGTAGGTAATAATGCTAATGAAAAAGCTCTTCAGTTTGCTGAGAATAACAAAGACCAAGTTATTTCGTCAGTATTAAAGTCCGACGCAAAAGTTATCCGTCATTCAGATTTGATAAAACAGCAAGAAAAATATTTAAAAGAACTAAAAGAAGAGTTTAGCTATTCATCAATGAGTAAGAAAATAGAGGCTGGGAAAGTATCTGCATCTGAAGTTGATGGGTTGATGAATAAAGGAAATTTATTAATAACAGAATTGAACGACCCAGGAGTATTTGCTATAGCTATGGATTATGATGCTATTTGGGTTGATTTACAAAGTGGAAAAACTGCATATGTTTCTTTGGCTACCAGTACAGGGTCTGACGAAATAATGGTTTTGAATAGAAGTAAGCTGATAATTAAAGGGCAATAATGAACATACAAAAGCAAAACAAATTCCAGATAACCAAAGTTGATACCGAGAATCGGATGGTTTTCGGCTTCTTCAACGTCAACAAGATTGGCGACGAATTGGTTGAGGATCTCCAGCAGGACACTATTGAGACGGAAGAGTTGGAGAAGGCCGCTTATGACTTCGTGCTCAATGCCAGGATAGCAGGAGAAAGCCATTTACGCAAGGGTGTAGGTAATCTGGTTGAGTCAATGATGTTCACTTACGAGAAAGAGCAAGCCATCCTGAAAACACTGGAGCAGATCGGCATTAAAGATGCTCAATTCTCTCTCGGTATAGAGGGCTGGTGGGGCGGCTTTCAGATTACTGATGAAGAAGTGCTGGCGAAGATTGATAAAGGCGAATACCCCATGTTTTCTGTTGGTGGAAAAGCTGAACAACGGATTGAGGAAGAATAAATGGCAAAGAGAACAAGAAAGAAAGGAGCATTAAAAGGTTTGTCATTTGATGAAGTATCTTTTGTCGGTCAAGGGGCAAACCAGAATGCACATATCTCCATCATCAAGATGGCAGATGGTCAGGAAGAAATAGCCAAGCGGATGTTTGAGGAGGTTCTTTCTGAAATCTTGGAAGACGAAAAACTCTATAAATATTGTGAAGAGCTTTATATCAATAATAGAGCACTCACTCAATCAGTATCGTCAATTGTCCACGACGAAAAAATAGAGGACAAGAAATCAGCTATATTGCAAAGTCTGCAACAATTTGTCCAAGTCTTTACCTCCATGGTACTTGACACGGACGTAATAAAGTCGGGCCAAGACATCGTGTCTATTCTCGGCGAATCAAAACCAAATACGGAGGTAAACGAAGTGGAAAAAGGAATTTTGTTTTACAAGGCAATGGCCGGGATTACTGACGAGCAGAAAATAATTTACACTGCTCTGAAAGAAGCAGATCAAGAAGCAATCCTGAAATCAGCAACCAAAGACGATGAAATTGACGTTGAATTGTTTGCCAAATCAATTGATGCCAAGAAAGTTACCAAGAAGCGTACCCAAAGCGCCGACGAGTCTTTCGAAATGGACGGTGAGACGATTTCTAAATCAGTAGTAGGTGAAGCTGCCTATAAGCTATTAAAAGCGCAGGGCGCTAAGATGGAAGCCCTTGAAAAGCAGGCTGCAGATGATCGTGCTATTGCTAAAGAAGAACGTGATGCTCGTATCCTCAAAGAATTATCCGAGGAAGCTGTTCAACTCTGGCCGAATCTCCCCGGTACTGCTGTAGAGAAAGGAGAAACACTCCGAGTCATTCGTGCTCTCCCTGAGAATCTTCAAAAGGCTCAAATGGCGATGCTGGCTGCTGGTAATGTATCCTCCTCCAAGCTGTTCAAGGAAGCTGGTCACGGTGGGCAAGGCGATGATCTGGATGCAAACGGCAAGTTGACCAAGCTGGCCAAAGAACATGCCGAGAAAACAGGAGTGGATTTTCACAAAGCATATACGGAAATCCTTGACACCCCGGTCGGCAAACAACTGTATGAAGAAAGCCTGAATTAATACTCCGGCTGAACTGTAATAACAAATTGTAAGTAAATAATTCAAAAGGAGTACAAATAATGTCTGAAAGAAACAAAAAGTGTTTGTCTTTTCCTGTTCTCGGCGATC